CACCACCGGCGCCACCACCGGCGCCACCACCGGCGCCACCACCGGCGCCACCACCGGCGCCACCACCGGCGCCACCACCGGCGCCACCACCGGCGCCAGCGGCTGTCGCCGCATCCATCGAGGGATAGACCCGGCCGTCGGATCCCACGAAGATCGAGGGAAACGTTCCCTGCACCTGACCCGGCACGTTGGCGTACGCCTGCGACGCCTGATTGAACTCCGCCAGGCTCATGCCGCCGGTGGGGATGTTGACAGAAACGGGCATCAGTGCTGCACCTTTCCGAGCAGCGTCGCCAACTGGTTGGCCGTGTCATAGGCCTGGTTCTTGGCGCCGATCGTCGACTGGTAGCCGTACTGCGGATTCGACTTGATGTAGGTCGTCCACTGGTCGAGCGTCATCGTCGACCGCTGCCCATCGGGCGTGTTCTGGTTGATGGCGGCGATCCACTTCGGATCCATGAAGTTGATCGACGAGGCGTTGACCCCCAGCACCTGCTGGGCGATCTGGCGGTAGGGATCGACGTACTGGTTGGGCGTGACGCCGGCATCGAGCGCCGACTTCATCTGCGGGTACAAGCTCTCGGCCTGCTGCTTGAGATAGGCGTTGTAATTGTCGATCGTGGCCGTACCGCTGTCGATGTTGGTCAACCACTGCTGCAGCGTCGGATCCGACACCGGGACCAGGTAGTCGCGGGCCTGCGTCTGCAGTTGCGTCAGCGAGGCCGAAGGCTTGCCGATGGTGGCGTACTGGGCAATGGCGGCCTGCATCTCGGCCGGCGTCCAGGCGTAGTACTTGGAATTGATGGCCAGCGTGTTGATCTGATCGTAGGTCAGGTTGACCCCAAACTGACCGGCCATGGTCTTGACCGCCAGCACCGCGCCCTTGTTGAAGTTGGGGTTGTTGGCGTCCTGGCTGCCGATCTGACGCGCCGCTTCCGCCGGGTCCGACGCGTAGAGCTGCGCCCACGCCCGCTGGTCCGCCCCGTGCGTCTTGTACCAGTTGGTCTGCGAAATCAGCCCCGTGATGCTCTGATCGGTCGGATCGATCCCGTATTCCTTGACGTAGGCGAGGATGTTGGCCAGCTCCGGATTGGAGAGCATCCACACGTCCTGCGGCGCGTTCTGCAGGAACCAAGTGCGCTCGTCCGCGGCCACCGGATACTTCTGGTTCGGGTCATACGGCGGCGCCGGGGTGGATGTGGTGGGCACTCCTGTACCTCCCTGCGCGACTCCGACGGAGTACGTCCCCCTGCCGGCGTCGAAGCTGCCCGTCGCCGCCCCCAATCCACCGGCCCGGCGAACCAGATTGAGCGGCTCGGTCCCGAACGCCCCGCCGGAGATATTCGAGATCGCGATCCCGGTCTGCTCGTTCTCGGCCGACACCATCATCCCGTTGCCGAGATAGATCCCGACATGGGCGTGCGGCCCCGTCACGTCGCCGAAGAAGAGGAGGTCGCCCGGCAGAGCGTTAGCGAGGCCGCCCTGAACGGTGGTAAGGGCCGACGATCCGCGCTGGGCACCGGTGTCACGGCCGATCTGGACGCCGGCCTGACCGAAGAGGTATTCGGTGAATCCGGAGCAGTCCACGCCAGCGTTGGGATAGCCCGACCCGCCGTAGGTGTAGCGGCCCCGCCCGACCCAGCCGAGGGCGTCTTGGATCAGCGAGTCGGTGGCCGACGGCTGCTGGGCCATCCCGCCCATCCCCTGCTGGGCGCCGGCTCCCCCCAGACTGTTGTTGATCTCGATCGCGTAGGCATTGGGATTCGCCGGCCGCTGCGCCGCCGCGGCGATCTCACCGGGACTCATCCCCGGGTTCTGCTTCATCACGTTGGCGATCTGCTGGACGGCGATCTTGGTGTTGGCGGTCGGATCCTGACGCTGGGCCACGGTCATCCCCGCGCCCTCGCCCTTGATGTTCAGCTGGAACAGGCCGACCGAGTTGCCGTTGTCGCCGATCGCGTTGGGGTCGAGGCCCGACTCATGACGGGCGGTGGCAATCGCGATCGCGACGAGCTGGTTCTGGTCGACGCCGGTCTGGGTGGCGATCTGCGCCGCCACGAAGGTGATGATCTGGATGATCTGCGCTTGGGAGTAGGCCATCTACTTCTGCGCGATGAACTGGGCGATGGCCTGTGCAGCCTGGGCCATGGCGCGACCGTTGATCTCGGCTCTGTCGTTCTGGAAGGCGTACTGGTAAGCCTGGTTCGCCGCTGTCGGCGGCTGCTGGTACGGGATGACCATCGGCCCCTGGCTGACCGTCGACACCTGGCCCTGGGCGTTGGTGACCTGCTGAGGCAGCAGGGCGGCACCACCGACCGTCGTCGGCGCAGGAGCCGCCGCAGCCGGCGCACCTGGCACAGCCGGCGCGGCGGCGCCGCCCACCGACGCCTGCGCCATCTGCTGGGGATTGGTGATGTTCGGACCCTGCGGCGTCGTCACCGCCTGACCCTGCTCCGCCACCCCGGCTACCGCCTGGTTGGCGACGTCCTGCGGCCCACCGCCGGCGGCGGTGCCGTCAGGGTTGAGGCCGCGATAGCCGAGCATCTGCTCGTACGCGGAACGCGCCTCGGCGGTCTTGCCCGACATCTCCGCCGCGTTAAGGATCCCGTGGACGGCGGTGGCCTCACTCGCCGTCATGCGCCGGCCGAGGAGCTTGTCAAACACGGCGTCCCCGGCAGCCATCACATCGGCCATCGGGGTCAGCGTGGCGGTATAGCGGACGCTGGGCAGCTTAATCTTCGCCCCACCCTGCGCCTTGAAGGAGGCCGTGAGATTGACGAGGGCATCGTTGATAGGGACGCCCCTGGCCGACGCCCACAGCACCGCGGTCTTGAACGCGTTGTACACGTCCATGTCGTTCATCGTCCCGTTGTTGTAGACCGACTGCGGCATCAGCCCGGCGTCGTACAGCTCTTTGCTCATCGTCGAGGTAAAGGCGGGATCGCTCTGCATCTGGGCCTGGAAGCCCGACAGCGCCTGCTGCACCGTCATCGTCTGCGTCGGCGTCGTAGCAGTGCCCTTCTCGGTAACCACGTTCTGGGCAGCCTGGACAGCGGTGATGCCAAGCGTGGAGTAACCGGTCGAGCCGGAGCCGGGGAACAGCGAACTGCCGGCGCCGGCCGCACCGCTAAACGTGGGTGTCGTACCCATCAGGCAGCCTGCTGAGCGGGAGTGACGGGAACGAGCCAGCGGAAGATCTTGTTGATCGCCGGCGCGTACTCAGGGTTGGAGGTAGCGGTGTCCTTGAGCCACTGCTCCCACGCCTGCTGGACCGGCAGGTTGACCGACGTCAGCGGGTTGAGCAGCCCGTTGGCGCCGGGCAGCAGCATCGAGGCGTAGCGGTCGTACTGCTCCATCAGATTCTTCAGCACGTCGACCTGCGGGCTGGCGGGATGCTGGCCGGTGTCGAGCACCAGGCGGAGCGTGTTGAGCTGCTGCTGCGCCGCGATCGACTGATTCTGGTTGTCGAACATCGCCGCCCACGTCGGATGCTGGGCCTTGAACCCGGCCAGCCACTGGTCCCACGCCGCGCGCTCCGACGTCGGGTTGGCACCGTTGGCGAGATCATTCTTGTAGACCTCATGGTTGGCGTCGTACTCGGTCCACCCGGAATTGACGTAAAAGTCGTTCTGGAACTCGGTCGGCGTCTTGCGGTGCCGCAGCCCCATCGCGATCTGCTCGTTGTAGGCAGCCGGCGAATAGGTGTCGGCCGACTGCTGGGGCACGAAGAACGAGGCGATCTCGGGGTGCAGGTTGACGAAGCCCTGGTGGGCGTCGATCCAGCGCTGCGCCTCCTTCGAGGCCGCCAGCACACCGCTGCCGGCCACGTCGCTCATCGCCTGGATCAGCGGGGCACCGTCGGGATACTTGATGGCGAAGTCGACGTAGGCCTTGTTCAGCCCCTCGGACTTGACCAGCTGCTGGAACTCGGCGGGGATCTTCTGGTTGCCGATCAGCGGCTGCGGTGAGGCCGGCGTCACCTCGGACATGATCGCCTGGACGAAGCGCACCCACCGCGACTGGGTCTTGACGCTGTCGACGAGCTTCTGGTGCGCCGAGACGTTCACCGCCGACTGCACCACGTCGGGCGACTCCGGCGCCGGCACGATGTCGGGACGCCCAGCGGCGTAGGCCTCGGGCGAGTTCGGATCACCGCCGGCAGCGATGAAATCCTTGTACTGCTGCGTCTGGTACCACTTGTCGAGCGCGACATTCTGGGCGTAATCGAGGTTGGCGATGGTGTGCATCCAAATCGAGTCGTTGCCGACGACGAGTCCGGGGATGGGCGGAGCGACACCCAGGATGGCGTCGCGGATCGGCGTGTTGGGGATCAGGTTCCAGTACGACTCCGTCGCTGTCTGAGCGCCGACGGCAGAGGCCACCACCGACGCCGCGTGCGGATCGAGGTTGTCGATCGCCTTGGCGGCGATGGCGACCAACGGACCGACCGAGGGACGGAAACCACTGGTGCCCTGCATGAACGGATCGATGGCGCTCATCGAGGACGTCGAGCCGGCGAAGGAAACCGGCACCGCCGAGCTGAACGAGCCACCGAGGCCGCCGATGATGCGCAGCATCCCATCGGTGATCCACCCCGAACCGGGATAGACCACCTGCTGGTTGCCGCCGGCGTCCTGCTGGCGGTTGGCGAGGTTGGTCATCGCGGTGAGGATGAGCTGCGCCTTGCGGAAGGCGCCGGGATCCTCCAGCAGCAGCCGCCCGAAGCGCTTGTACGCCTGCACCTGGGCGAACCAGAACGGCGCCACGTTGCGCATCGTCTCGGTGAACTGCAGCCGCTCCTCGGGGTTGTGGATGAAGCGGATCATCTTGCGGGCGGCGTCCTGCATCGCCTGCGACTTGGCCACGCCCTCGTCCAGCGTGCCGGCGTCGACCATCGGCTTGTAGAGCTTGTAGGCGTCGTTGACGTCGGCGAAATACGTGGGCTGGCGACCGAAGGCATTGATGATCGGCGAGAACAGCCGCTCATGGCCGAGCTGCGCCAAGCGGTCGATCGAGGCCAGCAGGCCCCCGGGGCGGTTGATGATCTCCCGGCCGGGGATGTTCCACGGCCGCGACGCCGGTGCGATGTCGGCGACGTCGCGCCAGTTGATCGGCTCGCCGTTGGCAATCTTGGTCAACAGCGGTACGTGGAACGTCCCGTCGGCGCCCGTCAGCGTTCCTTTGAGCGCCTCCACCTTGTGACGGGCGAGGGCGTCCATCGGATCGAGGCCCTCGATCGAGGACTGCGTCGAGCGCATCCACAACTGGCGGTCCGCCTCGCTCCAGGTCCGCATCTGGTCGCGGATGGCCTGGTAGGCCCGCAGGCTGGCCTGGTCCTTGTCGGCCCCCTGGGCCATCGCCGTGCGGAAGGCCTGGGCACCGACCTGGTCGGCAGGATCGGAGGCGAAGAAGTTGAGGTGCTGGCCCCACCACACGGCGGCGTTTTTGTCGTCGCCCCGGTAGAGCTGGTAGCCGTTGCCGACGATCTGCCCCTTATCCAGCGCCAGCTTGCCGACGTGGCTGTCGATGGCGGTCTGCATCGTCTCCACCGGGGCCTCGCCGCTGCGGGGGAAAACCCACCCGGCCGACACGGCGGGATCGAGCTGATGACCCTTGGTCATGTAGGTGATGAAGGTGGCGAGGTCGAGCTTGTCGCGCAGCTCCGCCGCCGTGCGCTGGGCGGCGGCGACCTCCTCGGGGCTGCCCGACTCCATGGCACGCCGGACGGCGCCGACCATCTGGTCCCACTCATCGGCGTGCGGTGAACCCATCAGCCAGTACACGGCGGAGCGCACCGGGCCGGCCTCGTCGCTGGCGACCCGCATCCCCAGCCGCTCGCCGAGGCCCACCCGCGCCTGGTCGGCGAGGTTGATGAAGCCCTGGCGGGCACCGTTGAGCAGATCCTCGGCCATGGTGATGTGGGCGGCGAACGCACCCGTCGCCAGCGCCAACCGGCGCCACGGGGAGGTGGCGTTCTTCCAGAAGAAGTCGTCGGCCGCCCCGGGAGCACCGTAAATGCCGTGCCACCCCTTCAACTGCTGCGACAGATCCTTGACGTCGCCGTAACCGAGCAGCCCGCTGGTGGTGGACAACTGGCCAGCGTGGCCGGCGGCGGTGGCGGTGGCGACGACGTTGCCGTCGGCGTCTTTGATCAGGATCTTGGAGATGTCGTCGCCCTTGTCGTTCATGTCGTACACGCCGTGCGACAACTGCTCGCCGCCCATCGCCGTGTCGATCGACTCCAGCACCTTCTGCAGCACGCGGGGGTTGGCGGCGGCCTCGTCACGCACGCCGGCGCGTGACAGCACGACCGCGGTCTGGACTGCCTTGATGATGCGCTTGCGCTCCTCGATGTTGTTCGTCGCCAGGAACTGGTCGAGCAGGTCGGTGGCGACACGGGGCGGCATCCCCACCATCGCCTGACGCCGCAGCTCCTCGATGCCCTGGTCACCGACCAGCGACACTTTGCCCTGCTCGGGAAGCATGTCGAACATGCGGGCCTTCTGGCTGAGGTTCTCCGCCCACGTCTTGGACGACTTGATCAGCGCCGAGAACGAGGACTCCGTCGGCAGTCCCTCGGTGGCGAAGGCGGGGGTGACGTTGCCATACGGCGTCACCTCGCCGGTGATGGGGTTGGTCACCGTCGGACGGACGTCGACGCCGATCGAGGGGATGAGGATGTGCTCGGGCACGAAGCGGCCCTCGTTCATCGCCTGCTCGAAGGCGAGGCGATCCTCGTAGACGTTGGTGACCTCCTGCATCGTGGTGGCCTCGCCAAGACGGTCGACCAGCCCCGGCACCTCGGTCAGCGGTGGGAAGCGCTGGGCGATCTCCGAAGCGGAGTGATCCGCGATCCACCCGGCGGCGCGGCGGTACTGATACCCGCCGACCTGAAAGCGGCCGGCGTCCTGCAGGAACTGGGCATCGCCAGGCTTGTAGGCCTGAGTGCCGACGAACACCTTGTTACCGGTGAAGGGATTGGTGATCGCCCCCTCCGTCCCCTTGGCCTCGCCGTAGATCCCACCCACCTTCTGCAGCGGGTCGAGCATCATGTCGAAGGTGGCGTCGACCGCTCCCGACACGATCCCGTGGGCGGCGCCGGAATGGGCGATGCCAAGGGCGTTGGCGACGGTGCGCCCCGGCGACACCAACTGGCCCGACGCGTCGCGGTAGGCGCTGCCGTTCTGCGTGCGCCGCCAGGAGTCGCGGTAGAAGAGCTGCCCCTCAGCCGCCCCGGCGGCCTCTCCGCCCAGCACGCCGAGCTTGGCGTTGTCGGTCAGCGAACCCGCCCCGACGCCGATCCCGATGATGCCGGCCAGCTCCGCGATGGCGGGGATGGGGCCGTGGCGCTGCCACACGTCGGCGAGGTAGCGGTAGTTGTGCTGCACCTCCTGCAGCGGCATGTTGGCCAACTGCAGCGCCTGCTGGCCGACCTGGCCGACCCCGGGCGTGATGGCGGCGGCGCCCTGCAGCATCGCCCCGCCGGGGCGGATGTTGGTGCCGGGGATGCGCTGGCGCTCGATCGGCTTGACGACGTCGTTCTGCACGTCGTGGATCGCCTGGCCGGCGGCAGCGAAGAGGTCGCCGAACAGCCCCCGGTGCGGCGGCGGCGAGCCGGTCGACTGCTGGTAGTTGTTGGCGGCGGCGGCATAGGCCTGGGCGTTGAGGCCCATCCCGGCGGCCTGGGCGTCGGCGGTGGGGGTCTGCGAGGTCTGGGCGAGGGCGACGGCGGTGCCCGGCGACTGCTGCAGCTCGGGCGCCGCCCGCAGCGCCGCGGTCAGCGCGTCGGAGGAGATCACAGTTGCCCCTGCCCGACGAAGGCGGCGAGGTTGCGCACCTCGGGGGTGGCGTTGGGAGCGGTGGAGAGGCGGGTGAGCAGCGACCCCAGCGTCGCCGTGGTCGACATCGTGGGAGCGCCCGGCATCGCCTCGGGGCCGGCGCCGGGGCCGGCGTTGACGCCGGTCATGACGTGCTCGTTGGGACGCTCACTCGGCCGGCCGAGGGCGCCGAGGGAACCGGGCGTGACCATCGGGCCGGGCGGTTGCCCCCCGCCGGCAGGTGGCGCCGCTGCGGCTCCACCCGGCGCCCCACCGGCGGGGGACGGAGGCGCCATCGGCAGGGTTCGCTGAGCTGCCAACTGCGCCCCGGCCGCACCATAGGTCTGGCCGACACCTGTCACAGGAGCGAGGGCGCCCCGGTTGACATTGAGGTCGGTGCGCTGGCCGTAGGCCACCCCCGGCGTGCCGGTGCGGGGACCGCCGCGGCCGTTACGCGGCACCCCTCGCCCCCGACCGGAGCGCCCCCAGCAGCTGCGCCAGGCCCTGCTGGTTGGGCTGTGGCCCGATAGTGCCGGCTGCAGGCGGAGCACCGGGGCCGCTCAGCCCTGGCTGAGCACCAGGTGACTGAGGGGAGACAGGCCCCTCGTCCGTCCCCGGTGCTCCGCTTGAGGCCTGTTCTAGTTGCTTGGCGTCCTGGATAGCGAGCACCGCCCTCGCCAGCGTCGTCCCCTTCTCCTCCAGCTCGACCTGGATCCGGGCCACGTCGGCAGCGCCGAGCTGCCCCTGCTGGACCTGCATCGCCACGCCGTTGAGGAGCGCCGCCTCCAGCTTCTCGGCCGACACCCAGTCCTCCTCCTGCTCCGGGTCGTCGACCCAGGGATCGAGGCGGCGGGCGGTGCGCAGCGAGATCTCCGAGATCCCCAGGCGCTGGCCGATGCCGGTGATGAGGTTCTGCTCGTCGGTCCCGGAAATGGGCCAGGAAACAGTGTTGTTGGCGGTGGCGAAATCCCGGTTGGGGACGTAGTCGACACGGCCCACGTCGCCGCGGTAGGAAACGAAGAATGAACGGGGCGTATTGCCGGCGTAAGCCTTGGCGTGGGCCACGGCACACTCGTTCTCCAGCTGCATCGAACGAGCGAGAACTTTCTGCGCCTCGGCCACGGGGAAATCGACCGTGGCGCTCAGGATGTCCTGCCCTCGCCGGCCTGTACGGATGTTGGTGTTGGACTCGCCCCCATATTCGGCGGGAATGCCGCCGTTGAGGCGCATGTAACGCTCCAACCGGTCGACGGTCTGCGCCGTCATATAACCGGGTTGAACCTGCGCCATCGTGATCTCGCCGCCTTCGAGTTTGCCGATGATGCCCTGGCGCCCATTCGCCTGGCGAATGATGTTGATCGTCTCGTTGGGCCGGCTGATCGCCCATTCATTGGGGAACACGCCACGGGTGACGGCGATCACCTCCAGCGCCATCAGCTTGGCCTGCTGCTGATACAGCCCGATCATCCCGTCGTAGGCGCCCTGGCGACGCGACAACGTGATCCGGCCGGGGACGAACACCCCCGGGCATCCGCAGCGGTTGGGGATGCGGGTCAGCTCTTCGGCGCTCGACGTCCCGTACATTCCCTTGTCCCTGCTGTCACGGGCGCGCCCCAGCACGACCAGGACGCGCTCGTTGCAGTCGACGTACTCGACGAGGTCGAACAGCGAATCGGGGCGGCAGTCGTTGCCCTTGGACAGCACCAGCATCGCCTCGGGGTGGCGGGCGTTGAGCCAGGAGAACGAGCGCCGGTAGGTGAACAGGCAGTCGTCGGGGGTGATCTCGTCGGGGTCGTCGCCCTTGGAGGGGAACGTTGCCATCGGGTTGCGCAGCTTCCAGCACGGCACGCCCTTGTCGGCGTCCCACTCGACGGTGACGGGGGAACAGGCGTAGCCGACCAGCCAGCGGGCGCGGCGGGCGAGCTTGATCTCGATCCTTGAGTGGTCCCACCAGCCGAGGTTGGCCTTGCGGGTGATCTGCGCCCGCTTCTCGGCGAGGGGCTGGCCGGGCCGGGCCGGCTCGTAGTACAGGTCGGGCAGCGAGGAGGCGATGCGCATCGCGTTCTGGTCGAGGCCGAGGGCGATCAGGTTGGCGACGGCGACCTTCTCCTGAGCGTCCAGCTCCGGCAGCGGCACCGCCACGGTGCCCTCGTAGGCCGAGGTCAGCTCGCGCATCTGCGTCACCAGCGGGCCGTAGTGCTGGCTGCGCTCGAAGTACAGCCGCACGATCTCGGGAACGGTGATCACGACGCTTCCTTCGGCGACGGGCGCTCGACGCCGGCATGCAACAACGCGATACGGGCGCGGATCGACATCGCCTTGCAGCGCCCGACGACGGCGCGGGCCTCGGCCGACTCGTAGTCGTCGGGGTCCAACTCGGCGCACAGCGCCATCATCGTGATCACCTCGTCGGTGGTGAAGGCGACCCTCACCGGACCTCGAACTCCCCGCACCAGGCCGTGTCGGCCACCACCGGCCACACCCCCGTCTCCCAGTTGTGCTCGATCAACAGCGCGGTGGGCGTGTGGCGGCGGCACTCGCCCTTGGGTTCGGGCAGGCGCTCCGGCACGCGGATGAAGAAGCGGCAGCCGGCGCAGGTCTGGGGTGCCCCGATGGCGCGATCGTCACTCATCGCTTGCGCACCTTCGCCGGCAGGTTCTTCGTCGGGTGGCCTTCGACGTACTCGGCGGCCTGGCGCTTGGACAACCCCTTGCGCTTGATGTCACCGGAGGCGACCGCACGCATGAAGCGGGCCTGGGCCTTGGACTTCGGCGGCATCTACATCGCCGCCTTCAACCACGACGGCCGCTGATCCACCGCTTCGTCGACCGTGAGGGTGGCGCGCTTCAACCGTTCGAGGTTGTGCTCGACGAACCACTGCGCCATCACGCAGTCGTTGTGGTAGCTCTTGCCGTCGCCCCGCCACTTGGTGACCTCGTCGACCAGCTTGAGCGAATAGATCCGGCTGGTGTCGATCGCCTCGACCGAGCCGGGGAGGCGGACCTTGCCCTCGCGCCAGATGCCGCGCAGCAGGCCTTCGACGCCGAGGCGCTTGTCGCTGCGGTTCTTGTTGGTGTCGTGAGCGACCCAGGTGACGCCGCGCTCACGCGCCCAGCGGCGGGCGGTGTTGTTCTGCAGCAGGTACCGCTGGGCGGCGTTGAACTCGACGATCCAGTGCGTGATCGGACGGTGGAGGCGCGCTGCGGTCTGCACCCATTCCTCGGCCACTCCGGTGAAACAGCGCCGCTCGTAGTCCCAGTCGAGGAACTGGCTGGCCTGCATCTGACGCTGGCTGATGTTCATCAGGTGGCGCAGGTCGGTGGCGGGGTCGTACAGCCACCACTCGCACGCCCACGACCTGGTCCCCGACGGGTCGGTGGAGGCGACCGAGAGGCACGGGCCGAGGCTGGGGGGCAGCTCGTTGATGGAGCGCTCCTCGTCCCAGCAGCCGGGGAAGATCTCGCGGGTGTCGGGATCGATCCCGCCCTTGACCCACAGCCGGTCGACGAGGCACTCGGTGGGGTCGGCGTCGTCCTGCTGGTAGACCTGGAGGAAGTTGCCGGCGTTGTTCATCATCTCCATCGACAGTTCACGCCAGGTCAGCCGGCGGGGGTCGAGCAGGCAGCCCTCCGGCCAGTAAGGAGCCGTGACGGAGTGCTCACCGGCGCAACGCCCCTCGTCGTGGGCCTTGTAGACGACGTGGTGGTACTTGCGCCCCGGCAGGGCGTTGCAGCCGCCGTCGCCGTGGGGTTCGTCGTCGTCGTCACCGACCAACTTGTCGAGGTTGTAGCGGTAGATGTCGGAGGGGCCGAGGCGCTGGCCCTGCAGCACGCACACGCCGCCGGGTTCGAGCCGCTTCTCGGCGACGGAGTCCCAGTCGCGCTGCAGCTTCTCGCTCTCGTTGAGGGAGAGGATGGCGCGGGGGTCGACGAGGTCGTCCCAGATGGCGATGTCGACGCGGGTGCCGATGTAGGCCGTCTCCAGCCCGACCGCGGTCCAGGTCGGCTCCTTCTCGCCACCGGGACGGTTGACGGGGCGGGCCACCTCGACCTGCTCCGCCGACCACGTTCCGCCGGGAAACTTGAAGACGCCGTAGTCGCCGAGCAGCGTGGCCTCGGCGTCGAAGGCGACACCGAGGCGAAGCTCGTCGATGTCGGCCTTCAAAGGAGAACTGGCCTCGAAGGAGAGCTTGAGGCGGCGGATGTAACGGTTGGCCAGCAGCTGGCTGGCGCTACCGACGAGGCCACGGATCGAGCGGTTGTTCACCGTCAACCAGGCAGGGATGTCGTGGGTGAACAGCGTCGACTTGCCGCTGCCGGGCGGCGCGTTGATGACGACGAACTCTTTGCGTTCGGTGGCGATGAAACGCTGGATCGTGTACGCGGCTTCTTCCTGCCAGGGAGTCGAGATCCGGCCGAAGTAACGACGGCGGAAGTGGGCGAAGTTGCCGAGGCAGTCGGCGGCGGCCTTACTCAGATTGTGATGGAGCTTGGCGTGTTCGAGATCGACGAGTTTGAGATTGCGCTTCGCCTTGAGTTTCGCCCGCTCCTGACCGTTGCGGGGTTCGGTGCGCTTGCGTACTTCACGCTCCTTGACCCAGCGATACGCCGTAGCCTCGGGAATGTTGACTTCGCGAGCTGCTGCCCTGGTGTCGCCGTTCCGCAGGGTACGGATAGTGAAGAATTGCTGCTTCACCACGTCGCCGTAGCCTGTGAATCCCCGCCTCGGTGGCGGAGCGGCAGGCCCGGGTCCGACCATTTCACGCACCCAGCGATAACCGGTGTCGCGGGACACGCCGACCTGGTCGGCAGCGGCGGCGATGTTGCCGCCCAACAATGCACGCACGCGGAAGAACTCGTCGCGAAAGTCGTCCTCGTAGGGCATTCAGCGGCGCCCTTTCCCGCCACGATCAATAAGCATCCGCGGGGCGCTAGTACATGCGGGGACGAGGCCGGCCGCGGCACATACCCGGTCAGCTGCTGGTTGGGCCGGCTGTGCCATTCGTCCCATTCGTTCGCTGCTCGAATCCCGGTCGACTTGACATAAGAATCATTATGGACCTCCGATATGTCGGAGTTTGTCCAAGTCTGACCGGTTTGTCGGCAGGATTCGACCACAATGCGTGACGATCGCCCGACATCGGCGAAGATCACCATGGGTCGCGGACGATTTGGCCATATCTGCCATACGGTCGTCAAGCGCGGCCTAGTCGGCGTCAAGCGCGCCTCAGCTGCGGCGACGCCGGCGAGGCCGCGCAGCTGCGCCGATCGACCCTGGCGCGTAGGTCATTCGGATCATTCTCGGCCTCTAGCGTCTAGCCGACTTGACGGATCCCTACCGGATAGGTAGCTTGACGGTATGACCAATCCCAACACATCCACGATGTGGATCGCCCACGACGACCCCGAGCGGCCGCTCACCTTCGGCGCGTGGCTCTGTGACTGCGCAGCCTGCGCGATCGCGCTGGAGGCCTCGGCCCGACGCGATCCTGCGCTGCGCGTCGTGATCAAGCGCAGCTGCGGCCGCGACATCGTCACGCCGGCCGATCTGCTCACCCGCGGCGCCGATGCATGGTGCGCCGACGCCGGCGACTACGTCCGAGAGGTGTTCGTCGCGAAAAGCGCGTAGCAAGACGATTCCGCCGGCTGTGACGCCGACGGTTTCGCCTTGGGATGCGCTCAAGGCCTCAAGACAGGAAGAGAACATGACCACTACTACCCATATCCGCACCCGCTTGACCGGCTGGGATCTGACGATCAATGACAGTGTCCGAGCGTTGCTGTTCGGCCAGCTGGCCGATCTCGCATTCCCCGTGATTCAGCACTACCGCTCGGACCTCTATCACGACGCGCGGTGGATCCGCGACCACGTCGACGGCCCGGGCGAGTTCTACTTCGCCGTGTGCGACTACGGCACATCGATCGGCACCGATCGCTACGCGGTCGCCCAGCGCGGTGGCCATCTCTACCACGTCCAACTCACGCGTGACGACCGCGGTTCGTGGTTCGCCATCATCGACGAGGTGAGCGCGTAACAAGACGATTCCGCCGGCCGTGACGCCGACGGTTTCGCCTTGGGATGCGCTCAAGGCCTCAAGACAGGAGAGGAACATGACCACGACCACCCGCGGTGACGTCTATGACGCGACCACCGCGAAGATGATCGAAGCGCTGGAGCGCGGCGTGACCCCATGGCACAAGCCGTGGGCGATCGGCGTCGGCCGGCCGCGCAGCATGTCGACCGGTAAGGCCTACCGCGGGGTGAACGTCCTACTCTTGGGTTTCGCCGCCCAAGATGCCGGCTACACCTCGGAATGGTGGGGAACGTACCGCCAGATGCAGGAGCGCGGCGGCCAGGTCCGACGCGGCGAGCGTTCGACCGAAGTCCTGCTGTGGAAGCCGGTCACGCGCCGCGGCGAGGATGAGAACGGCGAAGAACGCACGGGCGGGTATCTGCTGGCGCGTAGCTTCCGCGTCTTCAACGCGGAGCAATGCGACGGATTGGAAGCACTCGCCGCCGCGCCGCGTGAGGCGCCGGCCGCGACCGCTGCCGACGACATCGCCGCCGCTTACCTTACCGACGGACCGTCGCTCACCTTCGGCGGAGATGTCGCCGCCTATTCACCCGCCCGTGACGCGGTGATGATGCCGCGGCGAGAGGCCTTCGCCGGCGACGCCGAGTACTTCTCGACCCTGTTTCACGAACTGACCCACTCGACCGGCCACGCGTCGCGCCTGGCGCGCGACGGCGTGACCGAAGGCCACACGTTCGGCGACGCCGAGTACTCCCGCGAGGAACTCATTGCGGAGATGGGCGCCGCCATGCTGTGCGCGCTCGCCGGCGTCGACAACGCCGCCGCGCAGGCCAATAGCGCCGCCTATCTCGCATCGTGGATCCGCACGCTGCGCGGCGATCACAAGCTGATCATTCAGGCCGCGGCCAACGCGCAGCGCGCCGCCGATCTGATCGCCGGCGCCGACGCCGGCGCCGGTCTTGAGGCCGCGGCATGACCGGCGTCGACAACATCGCCGCCACCCTGACCCTCGCGACGGACGCCGACCGTCGCGAGGGCCTCGGATGGTACGCCAGCGCCAATATCTTCGCCCAGGGCCTCGCCGCCGAATACGGGATCACCGTACGCCAGGCCGCCGGCATCATCGCCGCTCTGTCGCCGCGGTTGTCGTGGACGCTGAACATGCGCTTCGCCCACCAGCTGTGCGCGACCGGTGACGCGCCCGTCCTCACCCTCTCGAAGCGCCGGGCGCGTGCCATCCTCGCCGGCGCCGATCCGTCCGACGTCCTCGCCGCACCCAAGGGGTCGCCACGGTCGGGCCAGAAGGTGCGCGCCTTCTTTGCTCTGATCGCCGACCCGGCGAGCGCGCATGATGTCTGCATCGATCGTCACGCCTATGACGTGTGGGCCGGCGACGTCGGTGACGACACGACGCGCAAGGTGTTGGACCGGGCCGGCGTGTATGACGCGGTCGCCGCCGACTACCGCGCCGTAGCCGACGCCCACGACATGCTCCCGCATCAAGTGCAGGCCATCACCTGGAACGTGTGGAAGCGAACCAAGCCGTACGATCGCCCCCAGCATCGGGCGCTGTTCCAACGATCCGAGCGAAGCGAGGACCGTTCGCTTCACCAGAGCGCATGATCGCCTGTGACATGACGATTCCGCCGGAAATGACGCCGACGGTTTCGCCTAGGGACAGGCCTTAGGGAGTCTCAAGACAGGAGAGACAACATGATCCACATTAGGACCGCCGCCAAGGCCTTCGACGCCGCCGGCGAGCACATCGGGCCAGGCGAGTGGCTGCACGTCGTCTGGGAAGCTAACCGCGTCCGCGCCGATACCTTCGGCACACCGGACTCCACCGGACCGTGGTGGGCCGGTGGCGGGGTCGAAGAGTACGCGGTGGCGCGCATCATCCACCGCGACGACGACTCGGTCAGCATCGTCGGCAAGACCGCGCTGGGCGACTGGGTGCTCAAGACCGCCGCCGACCGCCTCGGAATCCACGCCGCCGGCACCGCCGGCGCCGAGGTCATCTGCGGCCCGTCGCGCTCATGGACCATCACCACCGACCACCGCGTCCGCTGGTACGTCTACGGCACCCCCGGCGACGTCGCCACGATGATCCCCCGCGAGCGATCGATGCGCGGCCAGTGGGGCTACGACGTCCGCTGCTCCTGCGGCCAAGAGACGCGCACCGGCGGCGCCACCGAGCGCCACATCCGCGACCGGGTGCGGATGCACGTCCACTACGGAGCGAAGCTGTGACCCTCCGCCGCCTTCTCGTCGCCGTCGCCATCCTCGCCGGCCTCGCCCTCGCCGACCACGTCGCGTGGGTCGGCTGGCGCCATACCCACCCGACCCCGTCGGCGCCGAGCGCACCGGTACCCACCTTCACCCCACCGCCACGACCGTGGGCGCCGTTGCCGACCTTCGCCCCCCTCTTCCCCACGACGCCACTCCCACCGCCGTGCGCCGCCGTGCCGGCATCGGGTTGCGTCGGCGGACCCTTCCCCGGCTCGCCGGCGCCGGGATGGTGACCCATGGATCTGTGGCCCGTCGCGCCCACCACCCGTCCAGGCCAGTACCCTGGACGGGTGGACCACCGACCCCGCCTCGCCACCTCCGACCCGACCCTCGTCGCCGCCGCCACCACGGTGGCCGAACGCGTCCGACGCGCCCGGGACGCGCTGGACGCGGCGATCACCGAGCGGGACGCGGTGATCGTCGCCCTCCGCTCCGCCGGCTGGGGCTACGACCGCATCGCCGCCGTCCTCGGCGTCTCCAAGGCCCGCGCCGGCCAGCTGTGCGAGGCACTCGAACGGCCGGCAGACCTATCTGTGGCCCATGGCGCGGCCGGGTAAATCTGTAGCCCGTCGCGCCCCTCCGTAGCTACGCTCGCCATCGACTGGCTGCCGGCCCTGCACGCGTGGCCCCCTGCCTTCCCTTCTCCGCCAGGGAGCCACGTCGCGTCCCTTGGGCACTCCGACGCTTCCACCCCCGCTCCAACGCCTCTGACGGCCCTACAGCGCCCTCTCCTGCCTCCTCCGACGGCGGACCCAACCACGCCCGGAGCGCGTCGTCGACGGCGGCGGAGGTCATCCCTCGATCGCCCGTAGCGAACAGATCCCTCCACGCCTCCACCACCGGCCGCGCCGCTCCCCCGCTGTGGTTCGCCAGTTCTGCCGGCCACGGTTCCGCGTACGCCTCGCGGCACGCCTCACACAGCGTCGCGTTCGCTCGCTGGTACGTCGCCTGCGCTCCGCAGCAGACGCATCTCGCGTGCAGCCGCGGAGCTTCGTCTACGACCGCTCGATCGACACCATCGTCTCCGCTTCCGCTCTCTCCGCTGTATGCCTCATGCAATGCATACCGTAACCCCCCTCCCCCCTCCGAAGGAGGGGTTACGGTCTATGCACATAAGCTCATGACCTGCATCTTTGCCGCGCATAGCTTATGTTTCGCCTCAAAAGTCCTTGTCTGATGGGCGTATTTCCATTATGCGTGCCTCTGACCAGGGCTTTTGCTCGTTTCGCAACTCGTCGCAAGCCTGGTCATATTGGACTTTGTTCGCTGCGATGGAGCGACTCACCGTGGATTGATTGACACCGATCGCGTCGGCGATCTCACACTGCGTGAGTGGCTTGCCAGCCTCACGGATCGCTCCGAGGATCTCCGCGAAGTTGTGCGAACGGTCGATCGGGACGATCCACGGCCAGTCCCCGCCGATCACCGTCCCTCTCATCAGCACGGGAGGCCAGGGCCGCTCCTCGCGTGGCCCGCGCCAGTGCTCCAGACGGCCCGTGACCGGATCGAGGTGCAGCCCGAAGTCGGGCCACCGCATCCACAGGCTCGCCCCGTACGGGCGCTGCGGCCGGTGGATTCCGTTCGTGGCGTGCGGTGAGTGCGCCTCCAGCACCAGCGCGAAGCCGAACAGCTCGCGCAGGTCGTCGAGCACCGTCGACACCTGCTTCGCCGGCTTCTCCTCGGTGGGATCGCCGCTCGACATCTTGTACAGCGGCCCGATCGTCACCAGTTCCGGCCGGCACTCGGCGATCGCTTCGGCCAGCCAGGAGCGGTCCTCGGCGTCGCCGAGGTCGAGCCCATCGGGCCGGCTCGCCACGAAGAACCACCCCCACCCCGGCGAGGCGATCGTCCGCAGCTGGTGCAACTGGCGCATCAGATGCCGCCAGGAGTTCTCCAGGTCGACGTGCAGCACCACCCGCTGCGGCGCCGTCCTCCCGGTGAACGGCTGCTGGCCGGCTGCCACCTGCATCGCCCACTGCTGCAGCAGCGTCGACTTCCCCGCCCCCTCCGGAGCGGTCAAGATCAGGCGCTCCCGCCGCTCCAGCAGCTCCTCCATCACCCACTCGCGGGGCGGTTCCGTCTCGTCCATCGTCGCCTCCAGGTCGCGGCTGATCCGCCGCTCCTCCTCCAGGGCTTCGGCCTCGCGCCGGCCCCTCACCTCCGCCGCGTGGAACACCACCGGGTCCACGCCCTCCTCGCCCCGTTCGCGTTCCCGGCGCTGGAATGCGGCGTATGCGGCGCTCTCGCTCGCCGCGACCAGCTCGGCATCGCTGCGACGGGAATATGGATTCTGGCCCCAGCTCGTCATTTCAGCACCACCGTCTCCAACTACTTCGTGACAGCGGACCTCTGGATCTGACGGGGACTGACGGATTGTTTCAGCGAGATCAACGGTGCCCGCGGATCTGGGTCCAGCGCGGGCACCAGCCATCGTGGTGGACCGTCACGACCCAGACGCCGGACTGAGGCTCGACGGTCTGGTACGCGTCGCATTCGTCGCAGCCACCGGGCACCTCGGCTCCGTCGAGCGGGCCGAGAACGTTGGCCAATAAATCAGCCGGCCGACGATGGGAGTGGTTGCTCATCGGTCACCTCTAATACTCGGAGCAGAATGGCGCACTCGCATTCGTTGACTGTGCATTCCAGGCCGTGCATCAGAGTGTCATTGTTTGGATAAGTGAATGAAATGACGTCGTGCCCGATCATTGGATGCGAACAGAATGGGCAATACTTCGTAACCGAAGGGCGGAGCAGAGGCGGAGGCGAGGGCCGGGGCAACTTACATCAACTCGTCGACGCTCAGCCCCGGAGCCGGCGGCTTGTAGGCCGCCTTGTACAACTTCGGCTTGTTGAACCCGCCCCGCGTCTGCTCGCCCTCGTCGGCCCACGCCACGCTCAGCCAGCCACCCTCCTCCAACCCCGTCGCGTTGGCAGCCTTGATCGCGTTGCGGATCGCCACCATCATCGTCCACGCGTCGCCGGCCCGGTTGGTGGCCTTGCCGCCGGTGGCGAACAGCCGACGCCGGCCGTCGTCGTCCTTGATCTGATCGTCGCGCTCCTCGGTCTGCAGCGTGACGACCAACTGCATCTTCTTGTCGCCGTTATCCCAGTACAACGGCTTCATCGTGCCGATCTCGGTCTGCTGCGCGATTGAGAACGACTCGATGGTGCCGGCCACGGTGGTGCCCGGCTTGCCGTTCTTGGGCGGGGTGGGGAACTTCGCGCTCGGGCAGGCGCCGCCCATCAGAAACGCGTTTGGATCGGTGGTGCTCATTGTTTCATCGCTCCTTGGTTGAGGATCTGCTGTCGGTTGAGGAGAATCTGCTGCAGGTCGGTGCTGGTGGATTGCGTGTAGGTGGTGGGCTGCCCTGGAAGCCAGGTGGCCATGGCTCGTCTGGCGGCGCGTTCTTGGATCGCGGCGACATCAAGCGCCTGCTTGCCGGCCTGCTGGATCTCGCCGACATCCATCGTGGCGACGTCGTAGGACTCGATCGGCGAGGCTAGAAAGGGCGAATCAGCACCCGCACCCGATCGAGGCCGCCGTCGTCGATGACGTGGTCGGGGATCGCCTTGGCCGCGATCAGTCCCACCTGGACGTCGCTCTTGGCCAGCACCATCCTCGGTTCGACGACAAGCTGTGCCTCCTCGATCACGTCACCGGTCTGCTTGTCGACCTTCTCGTCGCGCACGACGCAGTACTCGTACAGGTTCATGTTGGTTCCTTCCCCCATAGCGTCAGTTGTTCTCCTTGCGGCTGATCGTGGGCTTCCCAGTCGGCCTCGGCGCACCTCCGGCACAGCAGCTCAAGGCGCCAGGTGCGCTCGCGCTTGAGTCCCCGCACACGGCGGTACTCCATCCGCCGCTCGTACTGGTCGTACGTCTTGCCCAGCAGTCCCTTGCAGCGGTCACAGTTCATACCGCATCACCGCTTCCCGGTGGACAGGCCGCCGCGGCATCTCGAACACGCTGAACTGCGGGAGCATGCGTTGGGCTTCGAGGCACAGGATCCAACGCGCCACCTCTCCGCCGGTGCGTCCGTCGATGTTTCCCTTGCGCTTGCGCCGCCAAAATCGGACGAACGTGCCGTCACAGGAGTTGATGCCCATCGACCGGCACCGCTCCAGCCTTTTGAGGCTGTTTACCCTGCCGGCGTGGCACCACAGACCGGCGTTGCGCGCCCGATGCACCAGCTGCTCCGCCGCCGGGCTGGTCTTCCACTTCGTCTCGACGCGTCCGCCGATGAACAGCACGTCGAAGTCGTCCCACGGCCACTGCAATAGTTCGGCTCCGTCCTGCGCCACTACCGCCGCTGGGTAGTCAAGCTCGCGGATCAGCGGCGCGTACTCCAGGCCCCGGCGCTGTGACTCCACCGCGTCGGGGTAGGCGTCGGGCGACACCGCGAACAAGCAGCGGTCGCGGTAGCCGAGGCCTTCGAGCCACCGCAGGTAGTCGTCAATGGTGTGGCGGGGTTTCATCCCCCAGTCCACCGCCCAGTACGGGTAGCGCCCGATGCGGCGCGCATAGCCAGCGGCCGGCTGGATCATCAGTCCGACGCCGGCCTCGATCAGCACGGGTTCGTCGCGGTCGTTGGTGGCGCCGGTCAGGTAGATGATGGCGACACCTCCCGTGAGTCGCTCTCGACGTCCTCGTCTGGGTAGATGTTGGGCGGCACCTCAGCGGGCAGGTGATGCTTGATCCAGCGAATGATCTGCTGTTCGGAGCAGCCTGTGGCGTCCGCGCACGCCTTGATGTAACCCAAGAAGAAGCTGGGCCAATCGTCACGCAGCATGTAGGTGCGAATGGCGTTGTTGAGCAGGCGCGGGTGCGGGTTGGACTCCAGATCGAGGATGAACGGTTCAGCCACTGCCGACCCTCCGGTGAACCAGTGACTTGGCCAGCACGCGGATCACGCCCCGGTCGGCGAAGAACACCCTGTTGCAGTCCTCGCGGGTGTAGCGGTCCGGCCGCATCACGATCCCGTCGCCGTAGATCTGGTGGTGTACGAAGGTGCCGGTGGTGAACTGATGCACACTCGGCGGGATCAGCGGATCGTCGAGGTCGTACCACGGTCGGGGCAAGGTCTTGTTGGTCATGAACATCTCCTTCATGTTGAGGTGCAGGACGTGCAGTCCATATCGGTCCTTACTCATCCGCCTCCCCCCTCATCCGCCTCTCCCAGGTTCCAGCCTCGAACGATCTCGACGTCGGTCACGCCGGGGATCTTCCTGATCCCATCCTCGATCGCCCCCGCCGCGACGATCGGGTTGTGGTCGCTGGTGAGGCGGCGGGCGTCGTCCCACTCGTAGGTGACGTTGAACACCATGACGTGCTGGCTCATGAGCGCCTCGGATCGGTGTCGTCGGAGAACGGCAGCAGCTTGTCGCCCTCCACCCAGGAGATCGCGTCGGCGATGGCGTCCAGCTCGGCCAGGGTGTGGCGGTGGTCCGACTTGAACGTTGGCACGTCCCGCGGCCACCGCTTGGCCACGTCGACGCCGAAGCCGCGCTCGATCATGTCGGCCAGTCGGCGCCGCACCCACGCCTCCACGGCCGCGGTCGTCTCGGCGTCCACCGGTGGCTCGGCCTCGGGCGGGCGGATCGGCACCGGCGCCACGACGGTGCTCGGCCAGGTCGCCAGCGGCGCCGCCACCGAGTTGTTGCGGCGGTGGTTGCGCACCATCCCCGCCAGCAGCGCCCCTTGCCAACCGAAGTCGATGTCGATCGCGTACAGCGTGCACGTCGCCTGGCGCACCGGGAGGTGGATGATCAGCGCGGTCGCTTGGTCGACTTCCGGCATCGGCGAGTGCGTCTCGGTCGCCTCGTCGTAGACCGTCTCGGAGCGGGCGTAGACCGCCGTCTGCACCGCCCACGACGACCACTGGTAGTCGGCCTTGCCAGTCTTGAGGTCGGCCACGACGAGGCGGCCGTCGGCCAGCCGGACGAGGCGGTCGAAGCGCCCGGCCACGCCCAGGTGCTCGTTGACGCAGATCCGCTCGATGTACTCGGGCACGATCGTGACGCCGGCCTTCACCAGCGCGTTGACGTAGGCGTCGACGTCTTTATCCCACGGCGGCGGGATGAAGACCTCCTCGCCGAGATCGATGCGTTGGCAGAACGAGTGCAGCGCGTTGCCGAGGTTGCGGCCTTCGTCGCCGCCGGCCGCGGTGATCGCCTCCTCCATCAGTTCGTCGATCTCGCGGTTGTCCTTCGTCGCCGCCACCCGCGCTAGTAGGTCAGGCTTGAACGCCAGTCCCTTGCCCCCCTGGCGCAGCTTCCAGATGTGCAGCCCGAATGGATCGTCCAACGTCTTCGCCCACGTCGTCGAGCGGGTGTACAGCTGGCGCGGCGGGCCGGTGGCGGGGACCAGTGAGTAGCGGCCATTGACGATCAGCGCCTCATCGGGGTCGGGGCGTTGGTGCTCGCCCATCAGCAGCGCGTTGGCCTCGGTCATACCCTCTCCTCGACTCGTCGCCAGTTCATGCCGTCCCATCGGTGCCACTTGTGGCGCGGGTTCGTCAGCTCGCAGCCGATGTCGGTGCCGTCGATCCGCGCCTCGCACCGCGGCGTCTGGTTGAGCACATACACACCGTCGACGCACCAGTCCGCGTGCTCGCGCCGGAACGTCGGACAGCCGCAGGTGATGCAGTCAGAAATCATGGATGCACTCCTGGCAGAAGAAGATCTCGTCGGCCGGGCGCGGCGGGCAGCCCTCGGGTGCTTCCCGCATCCACGCTGCTTCGAGATCAGCCGCCGTCCGGTAGACATGCCAGCATTCGCCGCAGACTCGATAGACAGTTTCACCGGGTTCAATCTCTTTGACGTGGTGCATCCAGCAGTGGTGCTCGTCGTCGGGGACGAACCGGCCGCACTCGCACGGCGGACCGGGGTCTAGCGCCATGGCTCGGCCGCCGCGATCAGCGCCGCGTCGGCGCGTCCGTCGTGGTGCTCGAACAGGTGCCGCTTCGATGGCCACAGCTCGGTGGCCTTGCGGATGTGGGCCGCCTTGTCGCCGTCGAGGTGGTGGTGGTGCTGCCAGGTGCGCGGCGATACCAGGATGTAGGAGCGGTCGAGGGTGGCGACGATGCCGAGGATGGTGCCGAGGGTCATCCCGAACTTGAACGTCGAGACGACGCCCTGGCGCGGCATCGCATGCACCTTCTCGATCGCCACCATGTCGACCTTGCCCCACTCGATGAGCAGCCGAGACAGACTCCACGCGTCGACCTGGTGGGCCAGCACCGGGATGTCGGCGACCTCGATCAGCTCGCGCCGCTCCACCAGGGCCAGCGCCCCGCGCAGGCCGGGGTCGACGCCGATGGCGCGGCCGTTCATATCGACGCCGTGCCCTTGGTGAAGTCGGGCACCGCGGAATGATCGAGGCAGTACCAGACGTGCGCTATCTCGCCGATGTCGACGTGCTGTGACTTCGGTGCTACCACGATCACGCCGTAGTCGTCGGGGTGGATCAACCAGCCGGCGTCGCGCACCTGCTCCCACGTCGGCATCTTCCGGTCACGCCGGCTGAGCGAGACGTGCGACCAGATCGCGCCGTCGGCCTCGCGGGCCAGGGAATGGATGAGGCGCAGCCTCTTGATGCGGTGAACCCAGGCTCCCAATCCGTCGACGCCGTCGATGATCTGATGCCAGCCCGCGTTGTGGAGGCGCTGCGGTACGGCTCGGACCATCAGGATGCACTGGAGCGCCACCTCGTCGTCCCAGCCCTCGCGCTGGGCCTCCTCGATCGGCCTCGGTGTCACGCGAACCGTCCGCAGTAGGGCCAGGGGCTATAGCCGAGGCCGCCGTCGCGTGCCCGCATCGCCACCGCGATCTGTTCGGTGCGGCTGGCGAGATCGGGGCGGGCCGCGTACTGGTACCCACCCCACGATTCCCAGAAGGACGTATCCATCTGCAGGCCGCCGAAGTAACCGTTGCCGGTGTCGCTGCTCCAGTTTCCGTTGCTTTCACACTGCGCAACCCGGTCGAATGGTGAAGGCGGCATCACCCAGTTGTGCAGGGCGACCAGGAACGCGAGCACGGTGGGGATCACGCCGCCCCCTTCCTCCGGCGTCGCTGCTTGGCCAGCAGCGGTCCCATCAGGCGGGCCAGGATGCGGAATGCTTCGTCGGGTGGATCGGGCGATAGCCCCTGCTCGACACGCTCAGCTCGAATCCTGGCGCGCAACGTCTCGCGCTCCTCTACGGTGAGCTTCATGCGGCTCTCCCCGTCAGCTCCGTCGGAGCGCGCGGCTTCGAGTGCCTCGGCGGATTAGATGGACGTGACCCTGAGCTTGACCCGGTGGTCGCGAGCTACCTGCGTCTGACCCAGCGGCTGATGACTGACTTGGCGATCTGACCCGGTGGATGAACTGCCGGGCAAGTGAGGGGAAACCGTAGACCTCTCAGCGTGACGCGTCTAGGGCCGCCCGACCGGGGCCGGTGATGCGTCAGAGCAGGTCAAGGCACTGCCGAGTGTCGTTGAGTGTCGTTGAGTACCGCGGAAAAAATCCTGGCATCACCCGGTCGGGTGATCAATCGTCCGGCCAAGGCACCTCGGCTTCGTCGTCGGCGTCGTAGGCGCCGGGAAGCGGGACGATCAGCGGCTGACCGTTCGCAGCCCGCAGCTCGTTGGCCCGCACGACGCATGCTTCGCACAGCGGTTCACGCCGGCCCTCAACGACGATCGAGGGCACCTTGGTGGGCGAGAAGCTGAACAGGCGGCCACAGGCGAAGCACGACCCGATGATGCTGACGTAACCCATCAGATCCTCCAGGTGATGTGGATGCGATCGGCGTCGAACCGGTTGCGCCCCCTGACCGCCGGGTCGACGACGATGCGGTCGACGAAGACGCCGAGGATCCTGCGCTGCTTGGCCAACGGGTAGCTGGGCCACGCCGCTTCGAGGGGTCCGCCCTCGGCCAGCTCGCCGGCCACCTCGGTCAGCAGTCGGGCGTTGTCGGCGCCGTAGAGCCGGGCGCGGGCGGCGTCGATGTCGGCCTGGAAGCCGTCGCGTAACGCCAACCATTCAGCCCGCGAGATCCGCTTCTCCTTGTACAGCTTGGTTAGCTCCAGCTGCTCAGCCTCGCCCTCGGCGACGATGCGTTCATCCTCGCTGGCATCGGGGTGCGTCAGAGCTTCGGCTAATCGGCGGTCGCGGTACTGCCCGAAGAAGGCCTCCTGCACGAATTGCTCTACCTCGGTGGCCTTGATCGACACCCTGCCGCACGAACCCGGCCGGTCGAGGTTGCCCCGGCAGCCGTAGGCCGGCTGTTCGTTGTTGTTGCGGGCATTCATCTTCGCTCCGCACTTCCCGCACACCAGCAGGCCGGTGAGGAGCTTGGCCCGTGCATCGTTGCGACCGGTGTGCTGGCTGAAGACCGCCCGCAGCTCGTTCCACGTCTCCCGGTCCAGCAGTGCCGGCGCCGCCGCGTCGCCGATGATCTCGCCGCGGTGCTGGCGTAGCCCCGCCACCCGCGGTCCGATCAGCATCTCGCGCAGCGAACCCACCCGCCACGGGTTGCCCCGCGGCGTCCTTACCCCTGCTTCGTTCCATTCCCGGCAGACCAGGCCCAAGGATTCCCCATCGATCAGTCGCTGAGCGGCCTCGCGTACCAGATCGGCCTCCGACTCATCGATCCTGAGCTGCTTGTTCACCACCCGGTAGCCGAAGGGCCGCGTCCCACCGCCGTAAGCGCCGCTCTCAGCCAGCTCAGCCTTCTTATTGATCACAAGCTGAGTCAGGTACTTCGGATAGTGGCTGTCGAAGGCTCCGGTGACGCGGAAGATCAGTTGCCCCTGGGCCGTGTCGAGATCGACCGGCCCTTTGCACGTCTCGAAGCTGGGGATGTTGTGCTGATCGAACAGCTTGATCAGCTGCTCGCGCTCCAGCGCATCGCGGACCAGGCGCTCCTGGCTGTAGACCAGGATGCGATCGAACTTTCCCGCCACCTGATCGGCGACCAGCCGATCGAACTCCGGCCGGGGTTTGCCGTTGCTGGCGCTGCGGTCGTTGTCGCAGTACACCTCGGTGACCTTCCAGCCCTGGACGGTAGCGAAGGCCCGACAGTGCTTCTCCTGGCGGGCCACCCCCAGTCCCTTGACCGTGTCGTCGTCGGAGGAGATGCGGGTGTAGATGCCAACGCGGAGGATCGCTGCTTTGGTGGCCATGGCCAGCGAGTCTATCACGGTATGGAAGGTCCAACCAGTCTAAGCCTCCATGACGCAATAGATCTCCCAGTCCTGGCCTTGCGCTGGGCGCCGACGCTAACGTGAACGGCCGAATCCGCCAACAGAGGGAGGGCTAGACAGGTGGCCCGACGACGCATACAAGACGATCCCAGCCAAGCCCTGCACGACTATGACGAAAAGTATTTGGAGTGCCGATTCGGGCATGCCTGGCAGACGCTGGGCTACCACCGGACGGACGGCTCGAACGACGTCACCCGCCAACAGGCGTGCCCCCGCTGCGGAACGACGGTCCACGACATCTGGACCGCGGCCGGCGGCCGGGTCACCCGCCGCTACTACAACCGGCCCAGCGGCTACTCCCTGAGCGGCTTCGGCCACATCCCCGGCGACTTCTTCCGCGCCGAGATGCTGAGCCGGGTCAAGGTCTACTCGTCCGAGGACGCGATGCTGCGGGCGATGATGAAGCGGCAGGCGTCCTAATGCCGCCGCGTGGGCACAACGACCCCGACTCCGTCTCCAGCCAGATCCGCGATCGGTTGCTGGCCGGCGAAACGTTGCATAGCAACGTCGGGGTGGAGTACGGCAAGGACCGCAAGCTGCTGTACTCGATCGTCGATCCGATGCGCAAGCGCGGGTATGTGTTCGACGAGCACGTTCGCGGCGGAGGATGGCGGATCAAGAGCAAGCCCGGCGGCTTACCTGTCAAGCGTAAGCCGCGGGCCGAGCAGCTGGGTCGGATGACCCCGCGGGCGCGGGCCAGGCGTGCGCTGCTAGCGAACGGCCGACTGGCGACGGCTGAGGTGGTGCGCTGGGGCGGGACGGCGGCCACGGTGCACTCATTGATCAACGATCTGCGCAGGCACGGGACGAGCATCAAGACGCAGCATGAGAACGGGCAGACCTACTACGAGCTGGACGAGCCACCGGCGGCGCCTCCGGTGTGGGTGGCCGAGGCCGAGGTCGAGCTGGCCTCCAACACCGACGTCGACGATCTCCAGCGCCAGGTAGCGTTCCTGCGCAAGCGCCTCGCCATCCTCGATCCCCCTCCTCCGACCGCACCACCGTTTGGTAGCACGCTGCGCGTGACCGGGCTGTTTCTGGAGCAGTCCGGGGAGGTGAGACTGATGCTGCGGAACGGGCGGGCGGCTTACACGGCAGTGCTTGTCGCGGCAAGTGAGTGAGTGGCTGACTGCGGAGAGAGCCGCCCACGAACTCGCCGTCACCGTGCGTACCCTGTATCGGTTGATCCGCTCCGGTGAGCTGCCGGCCTACAAGGTCGGGCGCCAGTTTCGGATCGAGCGCGCCGACGTGACCGCCTACCTCAAGAACCACCGCACCAATGAGCGATGATCCCTTCGCCTGGGCGGACGAGCGCGACGAGGCACGCGGCCGCCCGATGTACTACGACCGCCAGGGCCGCCCGATGCCGATGCGTCAGTGGATCATGGCTATCGAAGGAGAGCCGGAGAGCCGCCGCGTCGCGTATACCCGCTTCGATTCCGGCGTGTGGGTGTCGACGGTGTGGCTGGGGATCAACTACAACTGGGGCGACGGTCCGCCGCTGATCTTCGAGACGATGGTGTTCTGCCCGATCGAACCCCGCGAGGTACTCGGTCACTGGATCGACGCCGAGGGCGACGAGTGCTGGCGCTGGCCCACCGAGGAGGCCGCGCTCGCCGGCCACGATCGCATCGTCGCCGAGCTGACGGTGCCGGACCGGCCATGAGGCGTCACCTCGTCGCCTTCGCCATCGGCGTCGTCATCCTCAATGCGATGTCGTTCACCATCGACGCCATGCTCACCCACGGCTGGTACCAGTGGGTGCTGCTGGTTGCTGCGTTGGGCGGGTTCTACGTCTCTCTGCGGGGCCTCAGCAGCGCGCTCAAGATGTCGTCGCGACGATGAAGCAGGCACGGTGGCCGCGGGCGCTGCGGATCCTGACGGAGCTTGGCCCGTCCGTCGAAGGCTGTCAGATCCTCGCGCTCTCAGCTACCGCCGCCTACTGTGAAACCTGCGCCGGCTGGCGGGGTCCGCTGCGCGCCACCGACGACGAGGCCATGCAGGATCGCATCGCGCATGTCGACAGCGACGAACATCAGCACATTCTCAGTGCCACCCGTTCGGCAACGCGACGACGACAGTAGCGAGGCCGGCCGCCAGCAGGCCCCCGGCCAGCAGATCGTCGTCGAGGCTGCGGTTGCGGGTGAGCACGATGATCCCCAGCACCAACAGGGCGACGGCGAACAGCAGCAGCAGAGAGACGCGGCGGGTGCGGGTCATGCCGCGAACGCCACCCACACGCCCACCCACGAATGGGCGGTGCCGCCGACCACCTCCAGCTGCGTCAGCCCGCCGAGGTCGTTGGCGCTGATCCACGGCACATAGGCATAGCCCTGGTCCGCCGGGTTGGAGCCGTTGACGGTGGCGCCGAGGAACCGCTCGAACGGCACCACCAGCCGCCCCTCCTGGCCGTCCATCACCGTCCACCCGTTGCCGTCGCCGTCGAGGCGGAGGTTGACCATCTGGCGTTCTACGATCACGTCCACCTCCAGCGGGGGAAGGATGATGTTGTCGGGCGGGGTAATCGGCGTGCCGCCGGCCATCGCCAGCACCTCGTCGATCGGGAAGCCGGTGCCGCAGTCCCAGTGGCCGCCGCCCCACTCGCCGAGGTCGGCGTGCTGGCAGACGCCGGTGCCGCCGCCCTGCGCCTCGGCCCCCGACAAGCGACGGATGGGAATACCGAAGGCGGCGGCCTCCTCGGCGATCCAGGCGGCGGCGTTGGCCAGCATATTGGGGTGGGCGTGCCATTCGTCGACCGACCAGGCGGCGAAGGCGCACATCTCCAGGCTGACGCAGTACGGGTTGGCGTTGCCCTGCGTCCAGGCCTTGTCCCCGCGCTTGACGTACACCCCGATCGTGTTTGCCTTGTCGTCGGCTCCGGCGTGGGACGATACCTGGTTGCCGGGATCGGCGAAGAAGTTGCCGAGGCTCTCGATCGTCGTCGCTCCCTCGGCGGTATGCAGCACGATCAGCCGGCAGGTCGCGCCCCGCGACGAGTAGCACGGCGACGGCATGGCGATGCGGGCGAGGGTCAATAGCGGAACCTTCCCGGTGACTCGTCGGGGATGATGCCGTGGCGGTGCCCGGTCAGGTCCGCGTCGGTGAGGTCGGTGTACGCGGCGGGCTGCCAGATGTAGGGGTTCTCGTTGGCGAAGGCTTCTTCGGGGACAGGCTCAGGCTCGATGGGTTCAGGCTCAGGCGTTGGTTCGGGCGGGACGTCGGTCATGGTTCTCTCCTTTCTAAACGAGCATCATCACGGGGTTGCCGGCGGGGGCCGGGGAATTGAGGGCGATGACGGCGTCGGCGGCGATGATGGCAGCCGACCAAGTAACGGTGGTCAGGGACTGCGTTCCCGGCGCAACGTTGGAGTTGTCCTCGGTGAAGAAACTGGTGGTGTTGTAGCGCTGCGTGTAGCCGGTAGTGATGCCGCTGCTGTAGGTGCCGGTGCTACCCGCGATCAAACCAACGACGGTGCAGGTGGCCGTCGTGGTGATCGCCGTGAACGACAGAGCGGAGGCACTCGCGTAGTTCTGAAGACTGTGGGCGTTGATCGGATTGGTGGTGTCCACGCCGCGATAGGTATTGATTACGGCGATCGTGGTAGTGAAACTGCCGAAGCTGACGGTGTAGCTGGCAGGTTCGCTCGACGCGACGCGGTAGTAGGTCTTGGCGTGGTAAGCCCCCGAGACAGAGGAATCGATCGGGGTCCATCCGGTCGGGTCGGTAATTGTTTGACCCCCAGTAACATTCATTACCATGACGTCGTCGTTCGCCGTACCAGCGGGGACATTGACAGTCAGGTTGTTACTGCTACCCGTGTTACCGGCAGCGGCGACGAAAGTGATCGCCATTACGGGATCACGTCGAAGAAGGCGGTAATGCTCAACCCATCGGGCGCGGCGGAGACGGCGGAGATCACCGGGGTGAGGCTGTCACCGTCGGCGAGGGCGACCGGCGTCCCCGCGCCAGCTGCGGTGGTGGTGGCGGTGGTCGTCGCCGCCAGGCCGGTGAGGCTGGCGACACCGACGCCGTTCTGGTTGAAGGAGAAGGTCGCGCTGGTGCCGGCGCGGATCTGATAACGCAGGGCGCGCAGCCGCTTGGTCGAGCCGGCCGGCACCGAGACGAACATCGGGGGGATGAAGGCGGTCCCCGCCGCCGGCACCGCCAGCGGACCGGAGATCGCCCAGGTGTGCTCGATCGCCATCGGCCGTGCCCAGCCGGGGTGGATGTGGCCGGCGTCGGCCGCCTTGCCCGTCGCCCCCGCCGCTCCTACCGCAGCCCAACCGATGGGGGCGATGTCTCCGGCGACGGTGTCGATCGAGGCCGGCGCCGCCCCCCAGCGCACCCCTGCCGCCTGCGTGGAGTCGGCCACCAGCACCTGGTTGGTGGTGCCCACCGCTACCCGCGCCAGGACGTTGGCCCCGGTGGCGGCCAGCATGTCACCCTTGGTCGTCGCTGCGCCGATGGTGCCCACCACGGCCTGGTTGGCCTCGTCGAGATCGGTGGCCGACAGCGTGATCTCACACGACTCGCCGGTGTTGTGGGCGGTGGCCACGGTCTGGTCCCAGCCCCGGTTGGCGATCGTGAAGTTGAGGTTGTTGCCGCTGCGGGAAGTGACGAGGATCTTCTCCTCCGTCGTCTGACCGCGGTTGACCGTAACGACGAACGGCCCGATCGTCCCGTCGGGCCAACCGGTCGTGGTGGTGAGCAGGACCGACGTCGACGTGGTGGTCATCGATCCGGCGAGGGCGGAGGCGACCGCAGCCCCGGCGAACTGTCGACGGAAGAAGGGCATGGTTCTCCCCTACGAGATCGAGGTCATGGTGACGACGCAGATCCCCGCCATCTCCTGGCGGTCGACACCGGTGAACGCCTGGGGGGTCCAGTCGAGCATGTCGATGGTCACGTCGGTGACCCGCCTGCCCTCCTGGTAGGTGGTGATGGACCGCGACAGGCGGAGGTTGTTGAGGAACTCCAGGTCGTCGGACGGGGTGAAGGAGGCCTCGCCCATCCCCTCGGTCATCTCGCGGCGGCTGAGGCGCAGCGGGACGAGGAACTGCATCGGCGCTACCGCCGCTACCATCGAGCGCAGAGTGGTGCGGTTGACCTCGGCGTCGACCCCCTCACCGGCGTCCTTGGTGTGCTGGCTGGTCATGGTGAACTGCATCTCCAGCACGTTGGCTGGTGTCTGCGGCGTCGAATACTGCAGCCTCGATGACGACTGGGTGGCGAAGTTGCCGCAGGCGACGAACGGCCCCTTGTCGACCGACAGCGCCGCGGCCAGCGTCCCCACGCCGGGGCCGGGGGCGACGTCGATGTAGACCGCGTACTTGTAGTCGGCCAGGTCGTAGCTGATCAGCCCCGACTGCATCACGCCCTGGGCGACGGGGGTGTCGAAGCTCTCGACGACGACGCCGGCGCCGGCCACCGCGAACATGCGCCCCACCCACGCGCCGTGCCCCACGTTGGCCCACGACGCGATGTCGGTGATGGCGCCCTGCCCGGTGTACATCAGGTCGCTCGCCCAGCCCGGCGTATCGGGTGCATTACTCAGCGCGCCGAGCGTCGACAGGTCGATCCGCCCGAGGCCGGTCGAGACGCCGTCGTAGTTGGTGAGCGGGAACCACACGAACTTCTGCTGCACCTCCATCGGGCAGTTGACCGGGTTGGGCGTGACGATCACCGAGCCGAGGGTGAGGTTGCCTGAGGCGTCGGGGACGCCGATGCGGATCCCGGCGTTGGTGCCGATCACCTGCACGCCGGCCACGCCGCGCATCGAGTTGATCGTCTCGCCGTAGGGCAGTCCCGGCACCGCCGCGCTGGGCGCCCCGAGGCTGGTGCCGTCGGCGGTGATGGAGATCTTGAAGATCTGGCCCTGGTTGCCGAGGTTGCCCGCGGCGTAGATGTAGCCCAGCCCCTCCGAGATGGCGGTGAAGCGGAACTGCGACGACAGATACGACGAGGCCAGCGGCGCCGGCAGGTTGGCGCGGGTCGGCGAGATGATGTTGTAGAGCTTGTTGCCGTCGCCGAGGATCAGCCGTCCGAGGGCGTAGCCGATCACCGCGTTCGCCGACATCGCGTCGTTCGTCAACTGCCCCGCGGCGGACTGGCTGTCGTTGATGGCCCACACCCCGGAGGCGCCGCAGCAGACCCAGAGCCAGTAGCCGTCGGTCGTGTGGCTGGAGACGGGGTTGGGCAGGGTAGTCGTGGTCGGCGTCCACGGCAGGGTGTAGGGCGTCGTCGTCCAGCCGAGCGTGGTGCCATCGACGAAGTAGACCCGCCCGAGCGTGACGCCGAGCATGACGTTGGTGCCGGCCGAGGCGTAGGCGAGCTGCGTGTCGTTGAGCAGGCTCCACTCCCACGGCACGAACACGTCGACACCCTTGGAGTAGTGGAAGCGGGCCGAGTCGCTCGTCTTGCGGTCGAGGTAGACCTGGCCGGCGCCGTGGTGCCACGTCTCATGCGAGCGCCGCCACAGCCCCGCCGGGTTGAGGGTCTGCTCGCCCGGCACGCCGCCGGTGTCGGCCTGGGTGCGGATGATCTCGATGTTGCGGTGGCGGAAGGCCTCACGCCGGAAGGGGGTGAACTCGAAGGAGACGAGGTAACGCCGACCCCCGATGGCCACGTCGTAGGGGATAGGCGTACCGCCGACGGCGATCGCGCCACCGGTGTAGAGCGGGGTGTCGAGGCGGACGTCGAGCGCCACTCACACCGCCTCGGACAGCGGCGGATATTGGTTCCACAGCACGGCGGACTCCTCCCTGATCCGCTGGGTGCGCAGCATCGCCAGCCCGGCGGGGCTTCGCAGCACGGCGCCGGGCGGCACCTCCTCGAAGCGGCGGGGTTCGACGCCGGCCTCGGTGAAGTTGCGCTTGATCTCCCGCCCGTAGACGAGGCGGATGGCGGCGCCCATCGGGGGGATGTCGAGGGCGGTGGGCTGCAGCCCGGCGACGGCGGTGACGTCGTCGGTGAGGTTGACCAGCTGCCCGTAGGGGGCGGCGTAGCGGATGTGGACGGCCAGCCCCGGCCACGCCCGCTGGTAGGTGTCGAACACCAGCCCCGACGGCCACACCGTCGTGTCCATGTTGCGCTGCAGGCTGTAGCGGCGGATCTGGGGCCAGTTGCGCGACGGGCCGGGGACGCGATAGCGGGCTTCGAGGACGCGGATGATGTTCGGTTGGACGCCGGCGAGGTCGTAGCCTTGGACAGCGGCGTTGTAGGTGACGTCGACGGTCAGCACCTGGAACATGCCGTTGGACGCCGCCGAAAGGGACTTCAGCTCCTCGTTGACGGCACGCAGCACCCTGAAGGCGTTGAACTTCGGGCGGACGTAGATGTCGGCGCCCTGGGCGTGGGTGGCGGGGGAAGTGCCGTTGATCGCCCGCTCGCACGCGGTGACGGTGGATCCAGTAGCGGCCCACACCCGGATGTCCTCCAGGTCGATCGAGATGACGCACCCCAGCTGCAGCATCGAACCCATCGGGTAGGAGACGTTGAACGCCGTGTCCGTCGTGCCGATCGGACCCGACAGCTGGTTCATCTCGCCTTCCTGGCCGGCGTTGAGATAGTCCATCGTCTCGACGACGAGATCGGCGGCGGTGGTCATGGCGCTCCGATCAGGTAGTAGTGGTTGTCCCGCATGTAGGTGCCGGGCGCGTAGCCGTCGTGGTCGATGCGGCGCCACCCGTAGTCGACCAGCTCCTCGATCGCCGCTCCGTTGGCGGCCGAGTGCACCTCGATCACCAGCGCCGGGCCGTAGGCCTCGATCATCTTGAGGCCGCCCCGGATGACGGCCAGCTCATGGCCCTCGGTGTCGACCTTGACCAGCTCCGGTCGCCCGTAGAAGGCGCAGCAGGTGTCGAGGGTCACGCATCGCACGGTGCGCTTGCCGGTCGTCTCGCCCCACGACGAGGGCAGCGAGTCGCCCGTCTTCAGCTCACCCATCGAAGCGGTGATGCGCGACTCCTCCAGCGTCACCTCGCCGTTGATGTCGCTCACCGCGTACGGGTGCGGGATCACGTTGGCGGCGTGGTTGTCGGAGAGCACGGTGTAGGACTCGATCGCCGGCTCGAAGGCGTGCACCTCCTTCCAGTTGGGGGCCAGCAGGTTGGCGAGCTTGCCGCCGTTGGCGCCGACGTCGTACATCCGCGTGCCCGAGAAGCGGCGCAGCAGGTCGGTCACCACCTGCGGATCGGAGAGGTAGTCGACGAAGCTCACCGCCCCATCAGCTCCTCGTAGATCACGTCGGCGCGGGTGACGCCCGAGCCGAGGCGCTGGTTGCACACCGGGCACCATTCGTGCTCCGCCTTGTAGGCGCCGATGCGGGTCGCCTGCTCTTCGGTCAGCCCGGGGTTCTCGTCGAGGCAGGCGGGGTCTAAGAGGCCCGCCTCGAACAGCACTCGCTTGACGTCGGCCGGCTCCCAGTACTCGCGGCCCCGCTCGAAGTACAGCTTGCGGTCGCCGATGTCAGCCACCCACGGCTGGTTGACCATCACCTTGTACAGCCGTGACTGCGGCAGCACCCATGTCCGGTTGCCGGCGTAGGGCGTCGTCAGCGCGTCGAGGCCGACGGCGTCGATGAACTGGCGCGCCGTGTGCTCCCACCCCCACTGGGCGGCGGCTACCTCGGCGTCGATCTGCGCCACCTTGGCGACGTGGTCGTAGTTGTCGTAGACGTAGCGCATGGCATCGACCAGCTCGTCGAGCGACGGTAGCCACCATTCGCCCGCATCGCCGTAGATGAAGTAGGCGGCCGGCTCCATCGTCGTCGACAGGCCGATCCCCAAATGCGCGAAATCGCGGTGGCCGTGGGCGTCGGTGAGGATGGTGGGGCAGCCCTGGGCGATCGCCTGCAGCGGCTGCAGCCCGAATCCCTCGCCCCTCGACGGCTGAAGGTAGCAGTGCGCCGAGGCGTACAGGCTGACCTCGGCTTCGTCGGTCAGGCGGCCGGAGATGATGGTGATGTTGCGCCCGCCGAAGTCCTCGTTCTTGGGGTTCTTCATCAGCAGCTTCGGCACCGGATCGTCGGAAGGCGTGCGGTAGGGGAACGCCAGCTTGAACGCCTTGTGCGCCAGGTCGGTGCCCTTGCGCACCCCCGAGCCGGCGATCAGGAAGCGGAACTCCGTCGTCGGCGGCTGGCGGGGGACGTAGTGCCACACCTCGCGGTCGACGCCGAGCTGCACCTTGCGGACGTTGGGGTGGTACTGGCTGAACAGCTCGACGTTCTGGTCGCTGGGGACGATCACGGTGTCGAAGCTGTCGAGGTTCTCCCTGAACCCTTCCGGCAGCTGCGTCGCCTCCCACATCGTCGAGATCACCGGCACCTGACCCTGCCACCAGCGACGGGCGTGGCTGGGGACCGACACCCAGGCGACGACGTTGGTCAGCTTGTGCTGGTCGCTGCCCGGCTCCAGTTGGTCGTAGACGTCGACGCCGGCGTCGCCGAGCGCCTTGGCCAGATGCACGCCGTAGCGCCCGTAGCCGAGCACGGTGCCGTGGACGTAGAGCAGCGTGATCTCAGCCACGGCCGCCCTCGGTGATCAGGCCCATCTCCTTGGAGATCGCCATCGCCTCGCTGACCCGTGCCCGTTCTTCGGGCGGGACGATGCGCCCGAGCGTCAGCTCGTCCTGGGTGACGCCCTGCAGGCGCGCCCAGTTGGCCGAGCCGTTGATCTGGGGCGGCTGCAGGCCGGCCTGGCGCAGCGTCTTGTAGGCGGCGAGGTCGGCGGTGAGCACCTTGTCGCGGGCGTCGTTGATCCGGGTGACCTCGGCGTCGTTGAGCGACAGCGACATCACCTTGCAGGCGATGCACCCTTCGACGTAGTCCGGGTGCTCCTGGCGGTGAAAGCTCATCTCGTCTCCCATGGTCAGTTGCCGGCCAGACGGGAGAGCGCGTCCTGCGCATCGAGGCCGGTCGTGCCGGCGAGCTGGTTGCACACCCCGTTCAAGTCGAGGTAGTTGGGCAGATGGTTGCCAGCCTTGCGGTTGAGCGAATCGACCATCTCCGGGTAGGGCTTGGGCGCCCCGGCCCAGATCGCCGCCGCCTCCGCCGCCGGGCGGGTGATGCGGCCGGCGCCGTTGAGCGTGCCGGCGAGGGCGTTGAGGCTGTAGGTCAGCTCCCAGCAGGGTTGGGTGCGGGCCATGTCACACCAGGTACGGAGGGCCGTAGCCCGCCGCCAGGAGGGTGGCGTAGTCGGCGTCGCTGCACGGGTTGACGTGCCCACCGGGGAAGAAGCTGCGCACCGTCTGGTTGGCCGGCAGCGTGAACACCTCATGCTGGGCGATGGTGGCCGAGCCGGGGTAGTTCCAGACGTGGGCGTAGTTGGGGTAGTCGGTCCCCGACGGCGACCAGTTGGGCGGCTGCTGAATCGTCACCGTCCCGTCGGCCATGATGTAGACGTTGTCGGCCCGGTTGCCGGGGGCGAGGTACTTCGCGATCGCCAGTGCGCCCGGCTCCGCGTCAGGGGGCGCGTTGCCGAAATAGTCCACTACCCAGGACATCGCCTGCGTGGGAGGCGGCGTGAACGTGTGCGGCACTCAATCCCCGTCCCCGTTCCCAGGCCCCGGCTCCCCGACGTGGCTGACGTCGCCGTCGCGGCCGAACGTATTGTCACTGTCGACGCACGGCTCGCCCCGCATCCCGACCACCTGCTGGCGGAGGGGCGCGTTCTTTCCACCCGTCGGGTAGGTGGTGCGCGTCCACCCTCCACCGTCGGCCTCCTGCTCCAGCGTCATCGCGGCGAAGTTCATCTCGCCGTCGAGGGCGCTAGCGGGGCCGATGTTGGCGTCGGTGGCGAAGCGATCGCCGAGGCTGGGGCCGTCGACCTGGCTCACTTCTTCTTGCCTCCGTTGCCGATGTCGGGGTACTTGCGCTTCACCGCCGCCCGCACCTGCGCCTTCTCGGCCGACGTGCCGTGCTGGGACACGCGAGCGAGGGCATTGCGGGCGTGGGCCTTGTCCTGAATCGGGTAGTTGCCGCTCTTCGCCTTCGCCCCCGCGGTGCGGGCCTTGGCGGGGATGGCGAAGTTCGACTGCGGGATCCTCTTGCGTCCGGCCGCGCTTAGCTCAGCCATCAGCGACCTCCTCCTCCCGGCATCATCGGACCCGGCGGCATCACCGGCCCCGGCTGCATCGGCCCCGGTGGCATCGGGGGCGGCATCGGCGCAGGGGCACGCGGCGGCGGAGTCCGCTTGCGCCCCTGCGCCGTGCCCTGGCCCCGCTTGGTCGGAACCTTCTTGGCGGCCTTGGCGGCCTTGGCGGCCTTCTTCCTACCAGGCTGGGCCATGGCCTAGCTCTTCGGGTGGAGGACGATCGTCATCGTCGCCGTCGCCTGGGCCGCGGTGCTGCCGGTAAACTCGGCCACGGGACGAGCGGTGACGGTGAGCGGGCCGAGCCCCTGCGGCAGATAGGACGTGGTGAAGGCACCCGACCCGTCGCTCAGGACGTCGCGGAACGTCGACCCACCGGTCGGGTCGAAGATCTGCAGCCGGAAGGGACTGGTGGCAGTGAAAGCCGAGCCGGTGATCGTCACCGCCTTGTTGCCCTGCGTCTGCGCGGAGAGCGCGAGCGCGGCCATCAGCTAAACCCTCCGAGGTGCGAGGAGCCGAGCATCTCCCCGACGGCGTTGTCGGTTCGGATCAGCGGATGGGAGTGGAAGCCGCCGGTCAGGTGCGGCACCCCGCCGAAGCCACGCGACGGACGGGACCGACCCGGCATCGGGGTCGAGCGGATCGTCGGCGCCGACACCGACAACGGCGACCAGCGCACCGGGGCCGTCGACGGGGCCGGCATATTAGCGGGCGCCCTCCCCGGCGCCGGCATCGCCCTGGCCATCAGTCGGTGTAGGGGCCGCCGAAGGCCCCCGGCTTCTCGTCGGCGATGAGGCCCGACCCGCGGTGCATGTCGAAGTCGGTGTTCTCATGGCGGCCCGCCGGCAGGAGCACCTCGGTGTCGGTCCTGCCCTCGCCGTAGGGGCTGTCCCCCACCCCCTCGGCCGACCCCCTCGGCGCCTTGGGCAGCACGTCAGCGTCGCCAGGGAGCGGGTAAGGCGTCTCCCCCACCCCCGACGTCCCGCCGCACGGCGGTGCCGGCGTCAGTGTCTCGTCCCAGTAGTCAGCCACGGCTGCCTCCTCGATGGGTGCTGTGGTGCTCCTCGACCGGCGGCTCCTCCGCCGGCGCCTCCTCCTCGGCCGGCAGCGTTGGCGCCTCCGGCTCCGGCACGTTGCCCTCCTCGTCGATGATCCCAGCCGCGACCTGGAACTCACTCGGCGGCAACGACGTCTCCTCCGCCGGCGGCCCCACGTCGGGTTCGCCGGCGTGTTCGGCCAGGAAGGCCAGATCATCGGGCGTCGGCTCCGCTGCGCCCGTCACCGGGCTTTGGTGTCGCTTGAAGAAGCTCATGCCGGCTCCTCCTCCTTGGTCGCGAACTGCTGCCTGGTCAGCGGCAGGCCCCACTGCTCAGCAGCGACCTGTATCCCGCGCAGGATGGAGGGATCCTGGTCGTCGTAGGGCCAGCCCCACGCCTCCATGTTGGGGATGCTGACGGGGTTGTAACACATCGAGTCGGGCAGGATCTTGCGGCCCTCATTGGTCGTGTGCCGGCCGCAGTTGAAGCACTGCCAGGTGTTGAACAGCGCGCTGACGTCCGCGCTGCTGCAGTGCGCGCACGTCATGGCCATCAGTTGTTGCCGATCGACGAGGCCGACTCGAAGCTGCGGAGGCAGGGCTGACGGAAGATCCCGTACTGACCCAGCCAGTACCAGGCCATGCCCGGGAAGCGCCGCATCAGGTCGATGATCGGCGTCGGATAAATGCGCGGCATCTCTCCGTTGCCGTTCGTCGTCGACCACGTCTTGGCCAGCGCCTGCCGGCCGAGGAACAGCGTGCGGTAGACGTCGGTCAACGTGGTCGAAGAACCCTGGTCGACGAACAGCGGTGCCCGTGGCGTCTCGATGAAGCGGAAGCCCTCGAACACACCGACCTCACCGTTCCAGATCTCTCCGGGCTGGGAGTAGGTATGCGGATCGCGCCACGCCGCTGAGCCGGTGGTACCGCGCAGGTCGAACGCCACGTCGGAATGGATGAAGGCGACGTACAGGCCGCCGATCGTCGGCACGTTCGCACCACGCAGGTCGGCCAGCGAACGCCGCACGTCCTGGGCGCCGAGCGTGTTGGCCGGCGTGACCTGGTTGCGGGCCGTCGGCTGCACGCCGGTGCCCAACGAATAGCGCACGTTGGTGCCGACCTTGAGCGTGTCACGGGCCAGCGTGTCGAGCGAGATGCCGGCGTTGAAGCCCACCACGTTGGCCATGATCGGGTCGAGCGGGATGAACGTCGTGCCCAGCTCCAGGGCGGAGATCTGCAGGGCATTACCGTACTCGGCCAAGGTGAGCGTCACCTGCGAGTCGGCCATCGCCACCGGCACCACGTCCGTCGACTCGTTGAGCGCGGTGGAGGCGATCGCCAGATCGGACTGGATCGTGAACGTCACCGCCGCACCGTTGTAGCTCTGGTCGGTGGTCTGCACGTCCGCCACGTCGTCGAAATACAACTCCGGGCGTAATGCGTAGTACGCCTTCAACTCCCACGCGGTCTGGTCGTAATCGAGGCTTGAGGCAACGGTTGTCGGACCACCGGTATACGGACCGGCCATATTCCCTTATCCCCTTCGGTACATGGGGCGCCCCGATCCCCGGTACAACGCGTCGAACTCCTCCTCGGTCTTGGCCTCGCGTAATCGCTGGTCCATTTCCCGCTCACGTTCGGCGTCGTTCATCGGTTGCATCGGAGCGCCCGCGGACGCGGACTGGAACTGCCTCAGTCGCGCCAACTCGTCGGCGGGAACCTCCGGTGCCGGAGGCGCCGCCGGCTGTACGAATCCGAGCCTGGTCGCCGTATCGCGTACGCGCTCCGCGGTGAACTCACCGTCGTGGACCGCGAACAGGGCCTTGCGCTGCAGCTCATCCAGCTCGACGCCGGCGTCGCGGATCGCAAGCTCGCGCTCCAGTTGCTCCGCACGGCCTTGGGCTTCGGCAAGCTGACGGTTCTGGCCCTCCAATTCCTTGATGCGCTCGCGCATCTGGCGGACGTTGGGCGTCTCGGCGGACTGCTGCCCGTCGTCGTACATGGGGTCTGACACGACTGTCTCCTCGCGCTCTCAGGCACAGGCGCGGCGAGGGACCGCGCTGGGAGTCCGTCCAGAAGGGGACAGCGCCTCTACGCCACCACGGGTGGCGGAGCCGAGGAGAACGGCCAGCCCCTGCCGGGGTCAGCTCACGTCTCTCCTGAAGCGGGAATGTCCCACGCCGGTGGGGAGGGTGTCAAGTACCGTCGCTGCTGCTCCTGGGTGCCCGGCTCAGAAAGGAGGCAGGCGAGCGTGCTTGTCGGGCACCCAGCCCCCGTCTACTCTCGCAGCCGGTCAGCTTGGGCCAGCCGTCCGGACCGCAGGCCTGGGCTGGCCTCACACCTTGGGCAGCCTCTTGCGGCGGGTCGCGGCCAACTTCTTGCGGTCGGCCTTGGCCAGACTGGTGTGCTCGCGGGCGTGGGACTCGTTGTAGCGGATCGACTGCTTGAGGTGCCTCTGCGACAACGCCTTGTCCTGGGCGGTGGCCGGGGGCACCTTGGAGCGCTGCTGGGCCATGGTCCTCCTACGTTGCCTGGGCGGCGACTTCGGTGCCGAGGCCGGTCAGGCCACGCGTGCCGCCAGCGTACTGACCACCCCCCTGGAAGGCGGCCAGGCGCTGCTGGCGGGTCAGCTCGATCAACCGGGCCGCCTGGGCGTCGCCGAGGAACTGGGCGCCGAGCTGCTGATCCTGGCTGATCCCCTGCCCTTCCTGACCGGGCAGCGTGCCGAACAGCTGACGCTCCATGCCAAGCTGCTGGAACCCCTGCTGCGCCTGGCCCGCCGTCACGCCCTGCTGCTGGAGGATCTCGGCCTGGCGCTGGCTCAACTGGTTGTAGCCGGAGATCTGCGCCTGGCCGGCGATCTGCGACGCTTGCCACCGCTTGGTGATGATCGGCAGCGCGTTGACGGGGTCGGCGAAGAACGCCATCAGCTCACCCTGGGTCACGCCGTAGAGCTGGTCGAGTTGCTGCAGGATGGCCGGGTTCGAGGCATAGGCGGCCTGGCTGTAGTCCTGCATCCGCTGCCCCGCCTCCGCCGCCGAGGTGTCGCCGCCGATCCAGGTATCGGTGTACTGCTTGACGAAGTTCTGCGGGATGCCGAACTGGTTGGCGTACTGCGCCATCTGGTTCTCGTAGGAGACGTAGTCCCCCGGCGAGATCGGTGGGAGGCCGGCGGACTGGCGGGCGAAGATGCCGGGGAACCGCGACTTGAACTGCGGCGTCTGGTAGAGCTGCGTCTCGATCGCGGTGGCGTCGTAGCCCTGGGTGATGAGGCCCCACGCCCACGTCGCCAACGCGCTCTGATCGGCGGTGGAGAATCCGTACTGCTGGAACACGCTCTGCAGGATCGCCATCGCGTCCTTCTGCGTAGCGGTCCCCGACGTCGGCCCCTGGGCCTGCTGGTAGTTGGCCAGTCCCGCCACGTTGCCGGGGTCAGGCGTCGCCCCCGGAACGTAGTAGGCGAACGTCCCGTCAGGCATGACATAGGCGATGGCGTTGGCCGGCGTATTGCCGACGCCGGGCGGTTGGGCATAGCCGGGTTCGCCGTTCGGACCCATGAACGCCGGGCGTCCCGTAGTGGTATTGGTGATGCGCCCACCGCCGCCTGCACCGCCGGCAGCACCGCCTGCAGCACCGCCTGCACCGCCTGCACCGCCGGCAGCACCCGCACCAGGTGCGCCACCGGCGCCACCACCGGCGCCACCACCGGCGCCACCACCGGCGCCACCACCGGCGCCACCACCGGCGCCACCACCGGCGCCACCACCGGCGCCACC